ACCAGTTGTCAAGGATTGCTTGACACCTGAACCTCCCGATGGTTGGCGATGGCTTGAGGTTGGCGAAGTGATTCGCAAGGGGGATCTTCCGTGTAAGGATGGGTTGATCTACGCAACCGAACCGATCATGCTCGGAATGGCTTTGCAAGAACACTGGAAGCCTATGATCCGTCGCAACCGCTTCGAGGTTGGCGAGAAGGTGGTTGACTGTCGAACCGGAGCGGTTTCAACTGTCCAGCACACTGATAAGTTCTACCTGACTGTTTTTCTTGAATGTGTCACCAATGGAGTCGAATCAAAACACCTTGCCCCCTACATCGAGGAAACAAAGTGATAACATTTACAGTTCCAGGCAACCCAGTCGCGCAGCCTAGAGTCAAGGCGGCTAAGCGTGGCAAGTTCATTCAGGTCTACACGCCTGAGAAGAAAATCAAGCCCTACAAGGACGCAATCAAGTTGGTTGCATCTCAGGCGATGGCAGGTAAGCCACCCCTTGAGGGGCCGATCGAAGTTTGCATTCACTTCTATTTCGATCGACCAAAAAGCCATACCAAGAAGCGACGCGAATGCGATTGGCACGCACAAAAGCCAGACATCGACAATCTGACGAAAGCTGTCCTTGATGCGCTAAACGAAATTTGCTTCAAAGACGATTCGCAGATTTGCCTGTTAAGGCTTCGCAAAGAATGGGCCTATGATGAACCTGCTTACACCTACGTTCGGATTGAGGCGGTTCAGTGAAACCAAAATACAATCCGCGACTAGCCCGACCGACCAATTGCGGGATTCAGTACGATCACATCGCAACGCCAGCGGAAAAGCCAACTCACGCTAACCCAGGTTCGATGGCGAAAATTGATGTTTTGATCGACCGACTTTCCAAGGGCCAGGAATTGCATCACCCCGACGACGAAAAGCAAACATGCTCAAGGATTGAGGAGGAGCGAACCAAAAGGCTCTGTGCGATTCTCATCAAGGGATCGCGGATAAAAAGCCTGAGTGATCTTGACTAGGTTTCAACCTTCGTTCCAAAATAGGGGCGGAGGGTGAAACCATGAAACTTGATGGACTTTTGAAAAGCAAGCGGTTTTGGATAGCGGCTGCATCGATCGCGGTCGTCGTTCTCAAAGACAAAGTACCGCTAACCGAAGATCAGATTCAGTTGATAATCTTTGCGGTCGGATCTTGGATCGTCGGAGAATCGATTCGGCCAGTCGAGCCGCCAAAGGTGCAAGCATGATTGCACGAATCAGGGAACTTGCCGACGAGCACAAAGGGCTATTTGCGACTTGCTACAGCCACCAAGCCGGTGACACAAGGTTGGCTCGTCGGATGCTTAGGACGCAACTTAAGGAAACCTACGGCCTCGATCCAATGACGATCATCGTCTTGGTTCAGATAGCAATCCGAATTTGGGCATGGGCCAAGCAGCATGGATTTCTGACTGCCTACGGTGCTCATGCCGTGCCGATGGGTCAGATCCTCGATGATGCTGAAGCCGATGGCGACTTAGATTGAAACATGCCCTAGCCAACCCGATTCAACCGATACCCTTAGCGTCGGAGCGTTGGCAGGGCTGAAAACAAGGATGGATTGATGGAAATCGTAACGAGTAAATACAGGCATCCTGAGATAAAATCGGGCCAGCATACAAACGGGCCTGAAAGCATCTTTGTTCGTGGCGATGATTCGAGCCCTTGGTATTTTGTGCTTGATCTCAGAAGCAAACATGCGGTGCGAAAAAAGATCGATCAAATCGGCATTGAGAGATTTTTGGCAACTTGTTGCGGAAAGCTGGATGATTGATGGCTGAGAAAAAAGAAAATTGGTTGCCTTGGATTATCGCTGCGGTGGCGGTCTTTGCGATGTTGCGAAATCAGCAACCATCCGACAAGCCACAGCCGAAGGAACTTAAGGCGGTCGTCTCTCAGACGTTGCCAAGCATCCGATCAGCATACAAGCAGGCTTTCTTAGAAGCAGCCAGCAAGATCGAATCCGGAGAGATTAAGGATCAGGAGCAATGGACGCGATTCATTGCCGACAATGCAGGGGCTAAGCAGCGTGAGGCTCTTGATCGAGTCTATGAGGCCATCGACAAGCTCGATTTGCCTGCAAGCTTTGCGGGTAAGGAATCAGAGATTGCCAAGATTAATCGCGAAATAGCGGGGGCTTGGTAACATGAGTAGCAACGGGCCACCGCCAAAAGATTGTCGCGATGTTCCAACGTCTCCACCGGCTCCACTGTCAAGAGTTAGGCGTGATGATGTTCGGAGGGTCGAATCGTTGAAAGGCGATGGCTTAAATACTTTGGTTACGCTTGCGATGCTCGGTGGAGTGCTTGATTCTGCAAAGAGTGAAAGTGAGTCATCCGAATGAGCAAGCCAGACGGATCGCTACAAGCTTTAGTGATGGTCATTTGCTTGATGTGGCCGGTTGTGATTCCGATGATTTTGCTTGCGTTGTTGCTCATCGTTGCGATCGGTTGGAAGTGCGGCGCGATCATCCTTGATGCCATCAAGACTCTAACCAAAAGGGTGTTTTGGGATGATTAAACGCATCTTGAAGAATAGTCTAAAGTGCTTGCTATTCGTCGGTTTTATGCCTTTGATGCCGTTGGTATTGATTCACTGTGTTCTTGAGGAACTGATTTCTGCAATCGGGCATCTTGTGGAAAAATTGGAGGATCGAATCGATGGAATTTGAGTTCACCGGCTACGATCCAACCATCGAGAATCGAGACGCGATCAAGGCAGGATCGACCGAAATTGCTTTCACGATGCGGGACTTTGCAGCACCCGAGGAAATCGATCCTAGGAAATTGATGAGGCATGACAAGCAGCTAAACATGTCAAGCTGCCAAGGTTTCAGCCTTACCAACTCAGGCGAATACCTTTGGGCGTTACATGCAGGATTGGTCAGCAACGATCGGCAGTTTTCTCCACTGTTTGCTTATCTTGAGTCGCAAAGGCTCGATGGATTGCTTGGACGCGATGCGGGATCTACGATCAGCGGCGGGGTGAAGATCGCCAAGGATGTAGGATTCCTTCGGGCATCGGAACTTGGTTACAGCACACCTTACCCATCGAATGCAAGATCGCTTATTACCGATGCGATGCGAACCAAAGCGGCTGAGTTCAAGATCAGATCCCACACTTGGCTCGAATCCTACGATGCGATCTTTCAGTATCTTGCAAGCGGATCAGGGGCGGTTCACACCGGGACGCTTTGGAATGATTCTTTCTACAGTCAATCAGGCGTTCTTGAATCGGTCAGCCTTCGCAGTGGCGGAGGTCATGCGACAGCATGGCTAGGTTACTCCAAGCGAAAGGATACGCGCGGAAGAAACTACCTTTGGAGGCTCAACAGCCACCAAGACTCATGGACTGAGATTGCTCCATCGGTCATCGACGCTCTTTGCAAGCACCAGCACACGTCGATCGTCGGTATCAGCGACTTGACTACTCCAGGGCCAAGGAAGGTCAAATGGCTTGAATCGAGGCCGCTGGGATGAGCGAAGTCTACCGAAGCGAAGTCAGATACGAAAAGGGATTTGACGAGCCGATCGCAAGCGATGGCATCGTCTACCGAACTGTTTGCCGAAAGTACACTCGTTGGGTAGTCAATGGACGCATTCTTGAGCCAGGCGATCCTGCTGAACCGAAGCTAGAACCTATTTTCAACGATCGCCCCCGTTCCCTAATTTGTAGAGCGGTTTTATGAAGGAGCGTTTACCGATGGTTTTAATCTGTCTTTTCTTGGCTTGGCTCAACCTACCTACCAAGCCTGAGCCTGTTTCGATTCAGCCCACAGATGGGCTGGTTGAGCAGGTCGCAACTGTTAAGCAATCCTTACAAGTTCAAGATGCTCCAGTTGTCAAGCAATCCTTGACAACTGACCATATTGCCGACGCTAGCAAAAAGGTTGACCATATTGGTAACGCTACCAAAAAGGTCGAAGCGAAAAAAGAGATCGTGATTTTCAGCATCGACAATTGCAAACCCTGCAAGGACTGGGTAGAGAT